TCAAAACGTAATCTTACAAATTGATCTGATATTGGTTCTATTCTCAAATTGGTTATATCTTGCGGTACTGCTGTCTTTCCAACAGCTTCAAATGTTAAGTCAGTAGACGAAGCAGAAAGTTGACCTTGTACGTTATAACTAAATACTTGTATCTCATAAGTTCCAAGTTGACTATTAAAAATAACAAAATCAGGTCTTGAAACTTTTTCAGAAACAAAGTTTCCATTTTCATATCTGTAATTTATTTGATATTCAATAACTCCTACTATTGGTTGCCAACTAATAAATATTTTTGATACTGCTTGGTTGTTAATAGGTACAATAGTTTCTTGTGCTGTAAGACCAGACGGTGGTTGTTTTAACTCATTTAAAATGCTTACATTTCTTGCTGGTAATGCTGTTCCATCTTCTATAAAAGCATATTTTGCTTCTACATAAGAAAGTGCTGTTATTGAATAATTTATTCCATCTTGTTCTTCTACAGTTATTACTCTAAATTTTTGCGATTCTATTGTTACGTTTGAAATTATCCAAATTGTATTTACATTTGGTGTCTGCGAAAAAGCCTCTGATACTGTTATTGTTGCACCAGAAATACTACTTATGTCTTTAATTTCGACAGTACCATCTGGTAAAACTAAACTTAATTTCGCATCACCAACAGGATTACCATTTACATCTACAGCAAAATCTGTTGCATTTGTATCATCCACAGTTACTACTGTTGTTGAAGTTACCCCAGCAAGTCTGCCACCTCTTCTGACACCAGCACGAACTGGATCATTTATATCAATAATGGCACCCGGCCTTACAACAGCACCAGCATCTATTGAAGTTGTAAAACTAACAAGTTCTGATTCATTTTGCTCTGCAAATAATATTGCTCTACCTAATCTTGCCGCTTGACCTCTTGATGTACAAGCAAAAGCTTTTACTTGTTTTGTAATAATTCCAAATTTACTTTGTGCGGTTGTATCATCTACAATTTCAAAATCTACATCTTGGCTGTCCATATTATAGTATGAAACAGCAACAGCAGTATGTCTTTGTTTTAAACTACTACCAGAATAATTAAAACCTTCAGAAGTGATATTACTTAGGTTAAATAAGTAACTTGCGCTTTTTGGTGAATCTTGGGTAATAGTTATTGAACCAGCAGTAAAAATTGGCATACATCTCATAACACCAGCTAATTCATTTATGAGATCAAATGCCTCAGAAGATGATTGAATATTTACGTTACAACTAAATCGTGCCTCTTGATCTCCAAAACCATCATCTACAAGCGTATTTGCATATTTGCTTGCAGTGACAAAAGAAAATAAATCTAAATTACTGTCAGTTATATGATCTCCAAATCCAAAGCGAGTGCTTGTGAGCAAGTCCAATAGTATCATTGAAGGACAAGAAGTCCAAACAGCAGCGCCCATAACACCATTAAAAATATAACCATCAGGATATACAATACGACCAGTTGCAGAATCTACAGTTGGGGTTCCTGAACTTGATGCACCGGCACCCGGAATCCTTACTTTGATACCGCGAATACGGAATTTCCGGCTAGGGATAGAACCAAATTGTTGAGAGTCTAATCTGATCGCGTTATAAGCTGAATTTGCATATGTAGAAGCAACGTCAATTATTTCTGAAAAACTTGTCCATTGAAATGAATTTACTGTACTACTGCTTGTACTATCCGCAGTAATTCTTGTAACTCGTATATCAACAGGAAAAGAACCAGTAATTGCAACAGAAAAATCTTTTTGATATGCGTCAGCAGTTCTTCCAGTAACAGTATCAGTATGAACATCTGTAAAACCACCAGAATTATATTGAACAGAAATTTTAAATTGAACTGTATCTCCTAATAAGTCTCCGTTTTCTTTCGCTACTTGTATCTGTGGAAATGTAATTGTAACTTTTACGCGATCAACATTTGTATTTGTAATTTGTCTTGTTACTGGCGAAGCTGCTGTTACTTCAATACCAACAGGTGTACTTGAGGAAGAACTTTCAACACCACTTATTTTTGTTTGATCAGCAGTTCCATGTCTTGAATTAAATGTTACATCTTTAAAATTAAAATCAATATCATCAGGACTTGAAGATGATGCTGTTGCTCTTAATATTGGTGTATCGTTTAAAAAAACATCTTTGAGATAGGCATTTTTGTATGCTACAGAATTTTTGTCTGTTATACCTTCTTTTGATGCAGATGCACTTCCCTCAATTTCACCTTCAGAAATTAAATCTAAGAATGTTACAAACTGCTTACTGTGTAAAGTATCAGGTGTTCTTGTAGGTTGTGGGGGTGGAGAAGGTTTTGAACCCCCACCAAATGAACCACGAATAATTTTTTTATTATTGGTCATACTTGCACCTGTTCAGTGTCTATTGAAGAACTTATTACAACAGAACCAGTAAAGATTTCGCCATATACTAAAGGAACTGGCGTACCAGCACGACTTGTTTGTTGTGTACCATTAAAGCTAAAAGATAACCTTGGATCTTGCTCAGAACTGAATTGTGGAGCTTTAGGAACAGGAAATAACATATCACTTACACCACTTAAAAGCAATCCAGCACCTATACCAAAAGCTGCTTTTGCACCTAAACCAGCAGCCGCAAATGAACCAGCACCTAATCCAGTTAAAGGCGCAGTAAATAAACCACCAACACCAAAACTCAACGCAATTAAAGCACCACCAAACAAAGCCTTACCTATACCACCAGAACCAGATATAACAGGTACAAATTTAATATCAGATTGACCTACTGGAAAATGCAATTCATCTATATTTACATTTTCTTTGCCTAATAAAACTTGATAATATTTATTTGCCATATGGCCTTCTAATTCAGGAAAATTATTTACAAGAAAACTGACAGCTTGCGCTGTTGTATTAACTGCGACTTCTAATTCTTTGTGGCCTGTTATTTTTACAAGTTCGCCATACAGTTTTATTTTACGCATCATAACGATACCGACCCCCTGTACATTTTAATAACCAAGGATTGTATGGTTCTTTACAAGATAGTCTATCGCCTAAATGATGTAAAACATCACCATCTATAAAAATTCCAACATGATTTAAACCTTTACCTAAAATACTCATCGCCAAAACATCGCCATTTTGTAATTTTTCATTTGGTGTTAATGAACGAAAACCCGCTGTTATTAAATAATTATTGAAATCGCCATCTTCTTTTGATTGTGGATTTTCATGAAATGTTTCAGGTGTTAACGGTCTTGTAGCTTTTTTAAAAAAAATTTCTTTTTCTTGCGAATACCAATCCTCCACCAAACTTAAACAATCAGTAACACCCCAAACCCAAGTTCTGCCTAGTAAAGGCGGTTTAAATCCGCAAGGCTCGTAATATCCCCAAGTTTCAGTTTTTGGGTTGACAATATACCAAGGCAAATTTGAATCTTCACAACTTATTTTATCGGCCTCTGAAGCGACAGGCGGTGTAATCGGGTGTGAATGAACAATTCCAATAATTTCTCCAAGTTCATCTCCTTTTACGAAATCTTCTGGATTCATTATGAAACATTGATGGGAAGTTATTGATAAATTTTGACAAGGAAAATATTTTTCTTTTCCGCGAATATTTAATAAAAGTCCACAAGATTCTTTGGGGTCTTGTTCTTTGGCGTGAAGCAATGCGTCATTTTTCCAAGTCATTATACAGCTAATCCAATGCTTGGAAATTCAGCCCTTGTACATTGTCTTTTTGGCGCACGAACTCCAACAAGATCAATAGGAGCAGCTAATTCAAAAACAACAACATCTCTTGTTTCTTGTGACTTTCTATCAATAGAGTATATTTCTTGTGCAAATTCAGCATTTGGGTCTGGTGTACCGTAAGGATTCACATTGCCAGCAAAATTAACAGCATCAATAAATTTTGCAAGTGTTCTGATTCTTGTAAGAGTTGCACCAGTAAGATCATTACCAGTTGTTGTTTGGTTTACTGTTAGAAGTATTGATGTAATGGTTCCAAGAACATTACTTACAGTAAGAGTTGGTCTTGGTATTTGACCTTTTTGATATGCAAAGCCTTGTGCTTGAACAGGAAATCTTTGATAAGTATTGCCAGCCCAAACAATTTCACCATTAGAATTTAAACTTGAGCCAGCATGAAATCTGTATGTTGTGGCAGAGCCATGTATTGCAGAAGTAGTTGTAAGAGTAAATAATTCGATAATGGATGATGGATTTATTGATTGAACATCACTGATAACACTACTACTCATGGTTCAAACACCTCTCTAAATGTACAACTTAAAATAGCTCTATTATTATAAGGAATAGTTTTTGACCAATTTTCGCATACATATTGTTTTGCACCAGATACAGAAACAGAAACATTACCACTGTCAGTTGCCGAAGAAGCAGCAGTGACAGTAAAAGTATTTTGGTCAACAGCAGATGCAACAATAAATGTACCATCTGTAGGAGAACCACTTGCTGTTGAAGTATAGTCAAGAGTTACAGTTTCGCCGATAGCAATACCATGATTAGCAACAGTAATAGTAACTGTAGTTGCAGATTGACTGTAAGTCCCTGTTTTTGATGTACCTTCAGCAGTTGGTGTAAAAGTAAAGCTTGCTTGGTCATTAGCTCTACTATCTAAAAATGCTTCGATTACATCTGCATTTTCTTCTGATTCATTAAATTGTACATTAAATACTTTTGGGTTTTGGTGACTAGCCAAACCAAATAAAACTCTATGTTCATACCCATCTGCAAAACGTACAAGTCTTTTTACTGGTGCTGATTTTTTACTGAAGCCGACATAAGTAGGAGTAAATGATGGAAATGTAGCCATTATGCAAGTAAACCTCCCGGACGTTTTTCTTGGACTAATTGTGCTTGAATAGCAGCGGAAAGAACAAGACCAAGTTCCCTACTTTCTTGTTCGTTACCCTCTACATTAGAACCTGATGCGTCTACATTAACAACAATATTATTTGTTACGCCACCGCCTATTCGATCATTTGGGATAATAGTACCCGCAGAACTAGGAACAAAAAGTTCCGGCCCTTTTTCTCCAACGATTGAAGCCCTCCCGACAGGCGGCCTTCCACCATTAGCGAACCCCGGCAAATTAGAAAATATACCGAAACCTGTAGCTTTCAGTGCAGTATTAATACCAAGTCTTAAGAGTTGTGATCCAATATCATTCAGAATACCTTTTGCTGCTTCTCCGAGTGATTGTGCATGCATAATTGCACCAACTAAAGCATCAGAAACACCTGTTGCAATACTATCTCCAATTTGTGTAAATAATTCTTTTTGTCGGTCAAGAACTCTATTTTGTTCTTCTAATTTTCTTGTTCCTTCTTGTAGTTTAAAAATCTTATCAGCTTCAAAAATTCCTATTTCTGCAACTAAATCCATTTCGCGATGTTTCTGTTCAATCTCTTTTTCGTTACCTTCTAATCTTGCTGTTAATAATTCGTTTTTTCTTTCAATCAATTTTACTTGCTTATCAAATTCACTTGTTTCTATTTTTGTTTTCTTCAATAATTCTGGTACTGTTGCATCTTGAGTCTGTGGGGAATCAATTTCAACTTGCAATTGTCCAGTTTGAAAACCAAATTTTTTTGTTAAATCAAGTGTCCTTTCCGCAAATACTTTTTGAAATTCTTGATTCCTTTCAAATGGGTTTGCTATCCTTCTTAAATTTACTATTTCTTCAGCTTCATCACGCGCTTGATCTTGTATTCTTTTTCTTGCCGCCTTATTAAGACCTAATCCCGATTGTAATTTTGCAATATTTAACGCTTTATTTATTGTGTTAATAACAGTAATTGTATTATTTAAAACAGCTTTTAAAACAGGATCAAGAACTTCACCAAAGGTTCGCGCTAAACTTTCAACGCCATCAACAAGAGTGCTAAATTTACCTGCAAGTGTTGTACTTTGAGCGATTGCACCATTGGCATATTTACCGCCCGCGTCTGTTATTCGTTGTAAAGCAACATTAACAGCATCAGCGCTTATTCTGCCGCCCTCTAATGCTTTTCTAAATTGATCCGCTGTAAAGCCATACATTTTTATTAATTCATCTTGTAGACTGACGCCCCTTTCCTGTAACTGAAGCAATTCTTCCCCTTGCAATCTACCTTTTGCCTGTATTTGACCAAAGGCTGTTGCTATACCGCCGAGATCGGCTCCTGTAGCGCCTGCAACATCAGCAAGCCTTTTTGTGACGTCAACAAGTTCTTCTGTCTCAAATCCAAACGCTTTTAATCTTTTTGTTGTTTCTATAAGATCAGAACTTTTGAAGGGCGTAACAGCACCGAAAGCCTGAATTTCTGCAATTATTTTATTCGTATCTTCTAATGAACCTGTTAAGACTTCTAAACTTTTTCTTTGACTCTCTATTTGTTGCGTGTTGAAAATAACAAAAGAAGCTGTTTTAAATAAAGAAAAACCGATTAAAAGTTTTCTAAATGCAGCCCCTAATCTATTAACGCCTGCACTTGCTGACCTTGCCGCCGCGCCTGTCTCTCTAAATCTTCGATTATTTCTTTGAACGCTTCTTTCTAATTTATCTGTACTAGAACTTAATTTTTTAGAAACTGTATTTACTTGACGAAGTTTATTAACAGCGCTCGTAGCGTCAACAGCAATTTTTACATTCGCTTGAGCCAAAACAACAAAAATCCTTTATTTTAGTTTACACCTATTTTCGTTTCGCGCGATCCATTGCCTTTTTTTCTTTTTCATTTTTAACTTCATAGTATGCAGCCCAATATATTAATTCACTATCAGTCATTGATGAACGCAATTCGTTGATTGTTTTTCCAAGCTCGGACGATAAAAAAAATTCAAAAAATAGCCAGTTATCGTCCTTTAATCGTTTTTTGCTTCGTCAATAGTATTATCCGCTGAAAGTTCAAATAAAAATAATTCCATGTCATTCAGAATCTTTTCTGGGATTTCACGTTGTAAATTAGGCGCATCAGCCGCCGCAAACGCTTTTGAACCATCTTCATTTTCTGCAAGTTGGCAAAGCATATGTGTTGATATTTCAAGGCCGTCCGTTGTATTAGCCATCGTCTGCGCTCTTTTTCTGTCTGCCCTTGTTATTGGCGGAAAATATAAAGTAGTAACAATATCGCCGTTTGCGTTTTTTATTTCGTATTTTCTTCTAATTGTTAAATCAAAAGATTCAACAAGTAAGTCAATTGTTCTTTTAGTTGGCATTTAGTTTGATTAGTGGACTAATAAACCCAATGTATCAGATAGCGGAAGTGATTGCACCGTTTGTCACAAATGAGATATTTATGATTTGAATCTCACCTAAAGTTGCGCCATATTCAGCAGAAGTAATAATTCCAGCAAAACCAAATTTCTTTGATGCTGTTCCACTATCAGGAAATAATTCAAACAACGCGTCACCCGCATCGCCTGTAACTAGAACGTCATCAATAAAGGCTTGATAATCAGAGTTGCCTGAAGGATCATAAATAAGTTCTGCGGAACCTTCGCCAGAAATTAAACCCCCAACAAAACTTTTTGAGGTGTTACCAAGAACTGTTGTTTCTTGTGTGTCTTTTGTAATAGATAAAGACCAACTTCTTAAGCCTGAAATGTCAGCTTCAGTTCCGCCAGCATTTTCAAACATGATTTTTCCAACGTCACCCTTAACAGCAGCCATAACAAAAAAAAGAACTATTTAAATAATATATTAACTCTTTTCAGTAATTTTTACATCTTTTTTTGAAGTTTGTTGACTCTCCATATATTTACGACATTCAGGATCCCAATATGCCGCTTCACGTCTACCCTTGACCGCTTCTATCGCGTCAAGCATTTCTTCAGTTATTACAAGTTTTGGCATGATTAAAGTTCCTCGTAAATTTCAAAGGTCATTCGCAATTGTGTTTGGAATTGTCCTTCGGGTGTAGGTGAATCAATAACCTCCGGCCCTATTGGGCTGTCGAAGATTACATCTGAAACTGTAATCCTATTATATA